GAGTAAAATCATGTAATTGTGAATCATCTCCACAAAGTGGTTATCCTCAAATGGCGGTCACTCTTTCTTGGACTGGTGATGACTCTTCAAAAACTTGGTTGGGATGCAGTTGGACTAATGGAGAAACCAAAAATGTGTGTCCTGAACAGTATGGTAATTGGGGAACAACTGAAGGAGAAGACTGGGCAGCTGAGGCAGGCGCTTATGTACAAACAAGTTTGCTTGCAGTGGCACCTGGATGTAGTACAGGATCTGCTAAATTAACATGCCGTTTTCCTGCGTATGTCGGCGGAAAAAAGATTAGAATGTATATTATAAATGGCCCTTGCTACAATAGAACTTATAATAATGGATTATCAACATTCACTCCTACTAAAAATGCTTTGACTTATTCTGGTGATTACGTTAATAGCAATTGGGAAGGTGGCTTCACATCAGCCACTACATCAGACAATGAAAAAATATCAATTTCATGGGTCAGAGTATCTGGTACAGGATGGAAAGATGGATATTAATACTCAAAATTCCAGAACAAATATTAAAGGCAATTTAGATATATGAATTTGACTATTAACGATCCCATTTCCAAAGATGAGAAACGTCCGAAAGGACAGGTTCAAATCTTTGAGAAACAGGATAATGGAAATCTGAAACTGATAGACACATCAAATCTGGTTGTTTACTCAGGACGGAACTGGTTGATGCAACGTGCCGTAAACCAATCCGGAACTGCTCAAGGTTCACCAGGTGTAAGCAGCTATATATCGTGGCTCGGTTTAGGAACCGGAGGCGCAACAGCAGATCTTCTCACTCCACTGGCACCAGCACTAACTGATACTGACTTAAAAAATCAAATCGTGATCAATGCTGCATGCTCCGCATGTGCATTTAATGGAAAACTACATCCGTTTGACCTAATTACATTCGAAGAAGATGCAGATAATCAAAACGAAAAACTGATTGCGAATATCACTACGACCATCGGAGAAGATGACGCTAATGGCCCTACTGGATCAACTGGGACCTCGGCATACTATGATATTAATGAAGCTGGACTGTATATCAGTAACTCTCATCTAGCAAACAACTTTGATCCGGCATCGTTGAAGTTATTTGCGAGAGTAACTTTTAGTACAATCAGGAAATTTTCGGAGAGACAGCTTGTGTTTGTCTGGAAGATATATTTCTAATTCCAAGCTCGCTAAGATTTAAGAACAAATATTTAAACTAGACATTTTTAAGTCTAAAAAGAGGATTATTTAAGATGGCACAAAACGTCTCTCCAGGTATTTACACTAAAATTATTGATCTTACAAGCTATCTTCAGCAAATACCAGGATCAATTGGTTTTGTATCTCTTTTGTCCAGGCGTGGTCCTGACAATGAGATGAAATATATTACCAGTCTCCAAGAATATGCAGATAATTATGGTCGTCCAAATTACAACGACTACGGCAAACAATGGGGACAAGGCCCATATGTAGCATGGAATCATATCTCTGTGGCTCCTTCTTGTTATGTTATGCGTTGTCTTCCAGACGATGCCGCCTATTCTAATCTTTTCGTGTATATGGCAGTAGATTCTACTAATACAAGAATAGTTACTCAACACTATCTTGGTATGAATAGTATAGACGAATTAGAAACCAAATTGGCACAGAATTTGGGCCCAGGAGATTCAACAACCCTTCCAGATTGTGAAGCTCTAACTAGTGATGCATTGAGCTTGAAAGATGATCACTCAACCTTGAGTGATGATGAAACTCCAAATCTGTATGCTCCTACTACAGGGGATAGAGTTGGTTCTACTTCCGATAATAACATTTACGTTGTTAAAAGCGAAGGAAATGATTGGCAAATTGTCGGACTAACTTATCTGACAAGAGTAAACGCTATTACTGCAACTGATATTTCAACCAGAAATGATCTTGCTCAACTTGCAGATGACGATGATGGTGTTTATGCTCCTGCTGTCGGAGATAGAGTTTATTCCACATGGGATAACGCTATTTATGTAGTACAAACATCTGGAACCACATGGGCTAATGGACACAATGTTGTTCACCTTGATACATTCAAGGCAACATATGACCTAAGACAAGCTTCAGGTTCTGAAACCGCTGGTACTTATTTTACATACTGGAACTCAGGCATCATTGCCACAACTTCCAGAAGTTACCTCAATAATGCAGATTCCTTCTATGTGGAATATGATCTAACTAAAACACCTGGACACAAAGAAGTCAATGCTCAGTACTTTTATGATGAAGATGACGACGAATTGAAGGAGTCATCTATCTTTGCAGGTACTCAGTATCCACTATGTGTATTCTATCCTGTTGGTAGAGGTGATAGTTATGATGACTTCGCTATCTCGCTAGCCCCATCTGAAAATTCAAATCTTGAAGGCGTATATGTTCTCAATATCTGGGAGACTCAATCAGATGGCGATGATGTAATCATTGAATCCTTCAATGTATCCTTCGATGAAGAGGGAGTTGATGATAGTGGAGATTCTACTTACATCGTTGATGTCTTACAGAGATTCTCTAAATATCTCAGAGTAATGATCAATGATACCAACTTAAACACCTGGTCAACGACTGGGGTTCCAATTGTTGTCGGCGATTCGATTACTCCTATCCATCTCTATGGTGGTTCAGAAGGCGACATTATTGATGTTGATTCAAGCACTGGAAAGAGAACTCCAGTCGACAACAACATCAAGACTCTGTTGAGCTTTGCTTATCTTGGTCTTATCGATGATGATGTCTTGGATCTAGATGACATCTATATGCCATTGGTATATGATGCCGGATATCCAACTGAAGTCAAAGATTCTATTGTAAGATTAACTAGTGAATTGCGACTAGACGGTGTAGCAATCCTTGATAATGGTGATAATGCTTCTGTAAATGAAGCACTAGCTAAAAGAGAAGATTACCACACATACAACACCACATACGCCTCCATCTTTGAATCATTTAGCAAGATCTTCGATACCTTCACAGGTAAAGAGATTTGGGTATCTCCTGTATACCACATGTCTACAATGATTCCATTAAATGATAGGCTATATGAAATCTGGTATCCAAGTGCAGGATTCAATCGCGGCACAATCAATGGTATCAGAGAGCTAAGATTCAATCCTAAACTGACTCAAAGAGATCAATTCTATTTGAATCAAATTAATCCAATCGTGAAGTTTAGTATTGGTTATACAATGTGGGGCAATTTGACCTCACAAAGAAAACCAACCCCACTTCAAGATCTGAATGTTATCAGAACTGTTCTCTATATCAAAAGATCTCTTGAGCAGTACTTAAAATTCTTCCTCTTTGAATTCAACGATGAAGAAACATGGAATCAAATGTTCCAAGCAGTTGATCCATTCTTGGGCGAAATTCAGAGAAGAAGAGGTCTTGTAACTTATAGTATCGATGTTGGCGCAACTGAATACGAGATCAAGACCAAAAAGGCTCATGTTAATGTTACTCTCCAGCCGACGAGAGCTATCGAGCAGATTGAGCTTAACCTCTTTGTAAAATAATGTTTTGGGTTCAAGGAGGGGTGTAAAAACCTCTCCTAGAATTCCGAACATATTAAAAAACATTGGAGATCATAAATGCACACCAGTTTCGTTTCAACACAATTGAATCGTTTTGACCGAAACTTCGGTGGTACCACTAAAGGTGTAGCTGATCCTTATATTTCAGGATACTCCTTTATCTATTTCAAAACTCTGCCACCTCAACTCGCTACTATCATGGAAAATGATAAAAGCGATCTTGGATGGAGAGGAGGAAGCGGTACTCTCGAAGAGGCAAGGCGTTTACTATCCGCTTCAATGTTGGCTGTAACTCCTCCAGGAGGCACACTCAATAAGGCCGAATTCACTGGCCTAGGCGGAACTAAATGGTCAGTCCCGACCAACATCGATTATGGTAACACACTTACTATAAGATTCTTGGAATATTCAAGACTTCCAGTATTGGATATATTCCACAGTTGGTTTAGACTCATTAGAGAATATCGCTATGGTGTTACTGGGCTTCAAGGATCATTCGGTCCAACAGCCTACACCAAATCAGCATACACTGGTACAATGCTGTATTGGACTACAAAGCCAGACGGCATTACTGTTGAATATTCAGCATGTTATGCAGGATGTTTCCCAACTAGAGATCCTCAAGATCTTTATGCAGGAGACATTGCAGCAAATGACAAACTCGAACTCGATATGGAATTCAGCATTGATTGGATTTGGAAAGAAAAATGGGTTCGTGAAGAATGTCAAACAATGGCTTCATTATTTGCAGGAGAAGGCTTCGCATTCAGAGGTCTCCCAGCAGCATTAGCCGCAGACAGTTCAAGTAACATTGGAACTGACAAAGGTTTGACCAGTAGTTAACCACTAGTCAACTTTTTGCGCCCTTCTTAATCGGAGGGCGCTTATTTTACGATTCTTTAGGAGTTTTCTCATTCGCCAAGATTATTTGAAATTCGATTTATTTTATAACTGAAAATACAAGGTACACAATCATGAGCGAAGGTCACACAACAAGACCTGGTCCGGCTGCTGCACATATGGGTGCAGATTCGTCACAAATGCAAGCATCTTCAACACCTCCATCTAGAATGGAGATGCCAAAGGAAACTGTTACCCCAACTGGTTTCTTTACAGGATTTAATATCAAATATCCTGAATATGAACTCCTTACGCCTCAGACTCTTCAAGAATTTACAATTCGTAGTATGTCTGTTGCAGAAGAAGAGATTCTTAAAGGATCTCTCGTTACTGTTAAACGTATTCCCATTCATATTAATGATGTGATATGGACATGCTTAGTTAAAAAACCATCCCATATAGTAACAAAAGAAGACTTTTTTAAAAATACAACTTTAAGAGATAGAGATGCACTGTTATATGCACTATATCATATAACTTACAAAGATATTCATAACTATGATGTTCAATGTAATGAATGTGGAGAAAAATTTCCAATATCTCTTCAACTATCAAACATCTTCAAGATGTCAGCATGGACAGGAGAACCAATGGAAATTCTTAATAAAAGATTAAGAGTTGATCTAAAAACTGTAGATGCATCTGCAATTCTTAAACAACCAACTCTCTTTGATGAACAAGAAATTCTAAATGATATGCTTTTTCAAAGCGAAAAAAATCTAGAAATTGCACAAGAAATGGCAATTATAGATTCATTCGAATTAAATAGTGAAGATAGAGATCCAGTTTTAGTTAGCGGAAAACAGAATCTCTTTTCTGCATATAATTCTTTGCCAGCTGCAGATCGAAAACTAATAAACAAAGAATATATGGAAGCATTTGGAAAATTTGCAATATCTCTTGATATGTCCGTCGATTGTCAAAAATGTGGATCCACAAATGAGACGAGGTTGGACTTAGTCCAACAGTTGTTTCGAGCAATGTACGAATGAATATCTAATTGACTCGTATACCAATAACATTCAAGAAAACATTTTTCTATGTATGGAACTTGGTAAACAACAATATCAATCTATAATGATGATGCCAGTTCAAAGACTAACTAGTTATCTGAAATGGAAAATCAAATACGATGAAGAGATAGCAGCAGCTAAAAGAGACGCTTTAGAAAAAGAACTGGGTGGAAAGCAATTATAGAACAAAATATAAAATGGCTTATACACCTATCACAACATCCACTACTTCTAGTAGTGACAGCAATCAAGGTATTCCAGCTAATACGCCTAAAAGATATGTACAAGCCAGTATTGGAATTAGTGGGGTATTCACAGACTATGCTTCTCACATGGCTCCAGAAGGAGATTTCTTAAAAATAGTTGATACGTCAGTATTGATCAATTCAATAAGAAATCTCCTTCTAACCCCAACAGGAAGTTATCCATTTGATCCTGAATATGGATCTGATCTTTACAAAAAGGTATTTGATCCTGCCGACGACCAAACCGCAGAGGAAATCAAATTTGAAGTAGTTGATAAAATTCGAATATATGACCACAGAGTCCAAATTTCCGAAGTGATTACTGAATTCTTCTCAAATAAAAAAGGATTTAGACTAAACATATCTATTCAAACTCAAGCGACTATATCTAATCTATCATTAGACATTACTGAAGATTTAGGATTCTCGCTAGAGGAAGGTGAATAATTATGTCACAGAAGTGGTTACGACTAACATGGTATGTTGAAGATTTTCTCAATCTAGTCTATCGATATTATGCTGAACATGGCATAGCATATATCTGCACATATTATCATTTAGATTTAACAAACAGTATCTGTGATAAAGATACATTAGATAATGCATCATATGAAACCATTGGCGACTGGTCTGGGCTAGTATGGGAAAAGATTATCATGCTTCCTATATATGATACTGCAACTGTTCAAGTTCCTTTTACAGCAGATGAGAGAGGCTTTGGCAAGTTCGATCAACGAACTGAACTTAATTTTCCATCCATTTACGGCATAATACCGACCTCAAAGGATTTCGTCGTGTTCGATGAACTTGTGGTCGATAAAAATTCAACACCCCGTCAAGTCCCTGTATTTCAAGTTGTCAATCCTGAAAGAGCAATCAACTCATTCTTCGATTTTTGGAAAATTCAACTCGAAGTAGCCCATTGGGAGAAAGAACAGATTGAAACTCAGGTTCGTGAATCATTTATTTTCCTAGACTACGAAAAGGATATTTATCCACTAAGTGTAGGCGAAGAAATGTATAAAGTTATGGATAAAGACGCAAATCTTGGCCTCACTAAACGATTCCGTAGGAACATCGGGTTTTACTTTGGGGTATAACGATTTTGAGAACAAACATTAAAATGAGAAGTTATGTCTATATTTGAAAGCACAGAAGTACAAATCTACGGATCAAGAGATACGATCCGCGAAGATCTGACTGACTTCGCCAAACAATATCTTGATCTTCAAACAGTAGATCTGACTAAGACCAGTTTTGTGTCTTATATTATTAATGTAATGTCCATTCTCGCCTCCAACCAGTTGTTCTATAGCTCAACTATATACCGAGAAGGATTTCTTCTTGAAGCACAACTGACTGATTCTGTATACAATTTGGCAAGATGGATTGGATATACAGTTCCTCTGGCAACTCCGTCTACAGTTGATGTATTGTTCTCAATGCCATTAAAATTTCAAGATTACAATGTCACTTTTCAGATCCCATATGATTACAAAACATATGCAGGAGATATCCCATTTACTGTAGATCCTACTTTTGAAAGTAGTGCAGGGGATGACATTTCTAATACATCTGGCATCACAGTAAATGTTAAAAACAACAGATCAGTTGTTGTAAGAGATGCTCTAGGATTTACAACTCCTGTTAGTATAGACACTACTACAGATCCAGACAATCCTGTTGCAAACTTTATTCTGCCATTTGTGCAACAAGAATACAGTATGCAGCAATTTCAGATTCCTACCGATCTTGAATTCTTCCAGTTTTATGTAAAGAGACTTTCTGTTACAGGGCAGGTAAATCAGATTGAAGTATACATAATGGAAGTTAATGATAATTTATTCCCTGTCAGATATGAAATTAGTTCAGGATCAGGAAACTACACTATCATTAACAGTGTAAATGAAATCGATACTCTTGAAAAATTCGTTCGAGTATTTGATGAAAGTAAACGAGCTACTGGTAAATGGGAAGTATCTGATGCTGGATTATTTACTCTAGGACAAAGTGATAAAAAATATGTCTTGACTCCATATCCAGACGAAATCGAATTGGGCTTTGGTAACGGTGTAATTGGGGCTCAACCTAATCCTGGATACTGGACATTTGTATTTATCTCCGAAACACTTGGAGAAGATGGGAATATTATTCCTGGATCAGTAAGAACATCAGATCAGATCCTATATGAAAGCAATATTCCAGATGCAAATAATCCTTCTGTAACTAACAGAAAAATTTCTCGTATTAGATGGAGTGTTGTAAATACAATTCCATCCACGGGCGGTGCAGATATTCCGACAAATGCTGAGGTAAAACAAAATGCAATTACTAACCTCAGAAGTAAATCTAGACTTGTATCTGGGCCAGATTATCAGGAACTAAATATCATTGCTCCAGATCTTCCTATTGAAGAATCAACTGAGCCTATTTTAAAGAGAAGTGATCTTAAGATAAATGAGATTGTTGTATTTTCACAGCTTGTTTATGACAATCCAAATAATAGCTCAGGAAATACTGAAATTGTTCCTACTCGAAATGTAATATTCCCTGTAGATTCTACTGGATATATTCCCATTGATACTACTGCAATTGTTCCTTCTGGTCATTACTATGTTCCTCGTGGGGCTCCTATTTATGTAGTTAATAGTGAAGGGGAAAATGAAAAATATCAGACTTTATTTGATATGAGATTGGATACTTCTGTCAGATCTGCATACTATGAATATGTAGTTGATGAGATTAATATTACCACATCTGTTATATCTGATGCGAATATAAACAACTCATATATATCTATTCCATCAGTCGATATTGAATCACAAGTCACTCCAACAAATCCAGATATTATTACTATAGATTTCAATGCTAACGTAAATAACGTTCAAGGTGGGCCATCTACAAGCTATAAAGCATATCTGACTGCTGCTTATATGACCAATCCTGACAGTCAAAAAATAGCTGCTTACGAAACCGTTAAAGATTCTGAAGGAAATATCACAGCATTTAAATTCCATATTACTGATTTCCTAGACTTTCCTACTGGAGAAACTACTTTCACAATTCAGATCTATACTGATCCAGGCAACGAACAGATATCGATTTATCAGTTCTCTACTATAATCAGACAAGATCTTTCTGACTTTATGTTCAGTAGTTTAACTTCAGGATTCAATTCATTAGGTCGTCCTGTATGGAATATTCATGATGTTCCTGTTGTATTAAGTGCATATTTCCAACAATCTGGATTTAGCATTCCTGATTTTGAGAGACGGACAGTTCAACAATTCATCTCTAATGTCAAAGTAAATGATAAAAAGATGATAACTGATTTCTTAAATATCAAGATGGCAGATACTACTGGCCCTCTCACAAACATGCAATACAATACTCCTGATTTTACAATCATATCATATACTATGTCAGCAGTTCCATCTGATCCTGATAACTTTGACTCATATCTTGTTAATGGAACAGAAGGTGGAGTGTGGGCAGGACATCAAAATGAGATTGCTAAATATGTAGATCCTAGTTGGCAATTTATTGAACCACGGCCAGGTCAACAAGCACTAGTCAACAATCCATTAGATATCAATGATCCATATAATGGGCAAGTATTAATATCTAATTCCTGCGATTGGGAATCTCTGACCTCAGTTGGTTCTACAAATCCTCTATTTGGAATTCCATTCTATATCAGAGCAAGAATAAATAGAGATACTACTACTGCCGCATCTAATTCCCAGATTGTATCAAATATTAAGACTGCATTATTGAATAGATTCTCATCCAGATTTGGAATGGATGTTGACATCGATAGATCCGAAATTATCGAAGTCATTCGTGGAGTTAGTGGGGTATTGTATGTTGAATTGCTTGATCCGTTTGTAGACATCAGATTCAAATATGAATTAGATGATCTAACTCAAGCTCAATTGCAAGATTATACTCCACAACTTGTTGCATTCACTACGGATACGATTTCTGTGACTGTTCTTTCGGAATGATAATAATACGTTAGATAACAAATAAATAGTTATAACTCGGGAGTTGTAAGTGTGATGGCTTACACTCCCTTCCATCACACAGGAGTTTACTATGAATTATCTGAAGGTTTACTACGAGTTGTGTTCGTCTAGGATGTTATTAAAAGAACAACGTCTTGTACAATTAAGTAAAGGTATTTACTTTGAAAAGCATCACATTAAAATGAGATGTATGGATGGGCCCAACGACGAATCTAATTTAGTATATCTTACTGCTAGAGAGCATTTTATTGCTCATAGACTTATCTATATGGAAGGTCTTAAAACTCACTGCAAAGATATGATCGTTTCATTTATCGCTATGGGTATGCAAAATCAAATAACATCTAGACAATTTGAAGTTGTAAGAAAAGCAAATTCAAAACGGATGAAGATTTACTGGAGTGATCCTCATGTAAAAGCTGAACGATCTTATGCACATAGTAAATGCCTTCTTGATAAATGGAAAGACCCAGAATATAGAGAGAAGTTAGAATCTATTCATAAACATAGGTGTCGAAATCCAAAAGTTAGAAAATTCAACAGCGATATATCTAAAACTATGTGGAAAGATCCTAAATTAAGAAAACATCATGCCAAAGTTAGACAATTATATATCTACACAGTTACAGAACCAAATGGTAAAATTAATAATGATTGCGTGGTATTGGAATATTGTGATAAATATAATTTGCCACGTCTTGACTTTAGAACAAAAAATAAAGAGATCCTTTCCGATGGAAGTGAAAAATTGACCCCAATTAGAGGAAAATGGAAAGGATTTATAATAACGAGAAAACGGATTATATATAATGATTAGAAGAAGCTTAAAGAAAACTATAGTCCTAATGGGGCCAGTAGGAAAAGAAAAAATTATTGCTACTTTTGATCATAAAAATCTACATCAATTTATTTTGAATAAAGTAGGGCAAGAGCTATCTAGAGTTAGTGAAGTATGTTATTATCCTAGAGTAGCAGATGTGTATCGTGAATTGATTCATATGACTAGATCCAATGAATCAGACTTAAAGAATTACGGAAAGAAAAACTTTCCTCCTCCGCTGAGTCATGTTGTAAGAGATCCATATACAATTCTTCTCATTCTTATTGCTAGAGATTTTGCAGAGCGAGGAGATGATGCAGCAGCACTTTCAACAATTAATCTCCTTTCATTAAGATACTATTCTAACTTGATGCATAAATTCATCAAGTTCTGCAATCCTGACTATTTCAGAACCGCATTAGAAAAGCTATCACATAATCATCTGTTTGTCACAAAGCAAACAATCGGTCAATCAATCCTATATCTTGCTCAGCAAGTTTATAAGAAATACAAAGATGGTCTTATTGCAGGAGACTCTCATAAGATCTTCAGATTGATTATTGATTTGAGAAATAGATTTAATCAATCTATCAAATCATTTGCAAAGCATTATTACAATGCATCTGAAAATAAAGACGTCACCCGTCTCACAAATGAAGACATGCCGGAAAAAGAAAACCAACGACGCAAAATAGAGCGCGCTGCATCCGGTATGGCACGAGATGTGACCGTGTATGGTAATGTTGATCTAGACGCTGCCAGAGAGGCCCAAAGACTCACTAACTTCAATAGAAAGTTGTCGATACAATACGCTAAAGGGCTATCATCCACACAATACACAAATGAATTAGAACTCCTTACAGTCATATTTTTGAGTAGCATCCAACCAGAAGCAACTAAATTCCAATATATCCAACATGCTCAAAAATTGATGGCGATCAAACAAACAAAACGACCTGTCTATTTCAAAAAGGTCCTAATTGATATCCATACTAAAATAACTGCTAGCCTTGGATACACTGATCAATTTGAAAAACTGTCAGTGCAATCCAAAGCTATTGCTAGAAAATTCCTTGCGTTCTATATCACTATTCTGATATACAACTATCTTCAAGGTTAACCGCCTAGACCCTTTAGAGCCGAATATTGATTTTTGGCATAATCAGAGACTCTATTAGGAACTTCATTTCTATTATTTAAAATCTCATTTGTTTGTTGAGTAACACCCGGTACTACACTAGCTATTGCGGCTGCTTGACTCAATATATTTTCAACGCTATCTAAGAATCCTGTTGCATATCCAGTTTGTTTCCAATCTGGCCCTTGTACTGCACCAGGAAACTCTTGTAATGCTTTTTCTGAAAATCCTGGTTGACCATTTGACCATTTTTTAGGACCTAAATTTATATTATCAGATTCATAGATTAATCCCATTTGTCCTAACCATTCATACAGTTTAGGATTGCCCCTGCCTTCAAGCTTAGCCGAATTGCCAGCCAACATGTTAGAGTACAATGTGCCCAATGTAATCCTAACATCAACAATCCCAGGCATACCGTTTAATGCAAAATGATTATCATCGCCACCTCTAATAACCGTTACATCTTTAATAAATCCTGCTTGAACATTAAACAGCCCAGGAACTCTATATTTACACATCCACGGCCAGCTAAAGTTGTAGCCATTTGAAGTTCTTGGGCATACGAACATCAATAGGGAAGCAAGTGGTCCTACAATAAATCTATTGGTCGCATCCTTATCTCCAGGATAAGGATTATATAATCTAATATTTGCATTGTAAGATGGACACCAAGATGAAGATCTCCACAATTGAGGAAAATCTATAGCTTTACCCATTATGGTTTCCCCAATTATATCGGTTGTTCCCCTTAAATCCACTCCTATTTTATTAGATAAAGCTGATTCCCATTGTTGTAGCTTTGCTCTTCCAGCCCTAGCTGCATTTTCTGCTGTTCCTCCCTTGCCTTCCTTATTCGTAGTTCCCAACAAAGAATCTACTGCGCCACCAACTTTTCCTATGGCTTGATCAATGTTCTGAACTCCTCCCATAAAAGAAAAATCTCTAAGGACTCTAGATCCTGTATCAAATATAGATTGAAATACAGATTCCCCAACCTCATTGGAAAAACTTTCCATCACAGGAAACGAATTTCCCATAATAGCATATTTTAATTTTTTAGATTCTTTAGTAGATGGGGATAATTCAAAATCATAATATTTGGATAATTCATCTGCATATGAAAGTCCATTTTTTGATCCTTGAAGTAGCGCAGGAATCAATCTGAACATTTCTGGACTTGCTACTACTTGTTGTTCACATGGGATGATCTCCAAAATAGGAAATGTATCTTGGATTACATCGTTCATATTTGGAGCATTTTCATTACCAGTTACAACACTTAAAGATTCTCCATAACCAGGCGGAAGACCAATAATATCAGGAAGAACATTGTTCGGAACTCTTTGGCGTGGCTGGGAGTTAGAATTATCCCTAGCATTCTTTATTGTAGATCTAACTTTTCTTGCTATGTCAAATAAAACTGCCATTACACTACTCCTGCAGAAACGTCAAGTGCTGTCCAGAATACGTCTCCGCTCTTGTTATTATTATTTGTGATATTATTGACTACATTGTTAGCTACACTTGAAACAATATCACCCACTGATTCAATAGTGTTTCT